TCGCATCGGAGTATGAAACCCAGCCCTGGATTATCACGCCCCGCGCTTCGGTTCCCCACGCTTCCCTCTCTATGTCTCTCGCGCCGCCATTACCGCCAGCCAGGGCTACCAGCTCCCTAGTCAGTCCCACGCTCAGCTGCTTGCGCATCAGCTGTAACAGGGGGTAGCTAGCCAGCACCCCAACTCTCTTTGACCGCTCCAAAGCCTCCCTAACTGAGATGGACCCAACTGCCACACGTATGTTGGCGTTACTAACCTTCAGCCTCGCTGTGGATGGTGTGCCACTTGCCACAGCTTTCCTATAGGAAGCGGTGAGCATAGCCGACTTAACCGAAACACCCGTGACAGAAAGCGCGTACACTTCAACATCCGAAGTGGCGTGTGTTAGGTAATCCTCAGTAGCGAAGGATGGAGGATCGAGCTCCGCCACAGCCTCGCCTAGCCTTTGCTCCTCCTCGCCAATCACCACCTCTCTCCTCAGTCCTCGACTGATATACTGTGGCCCTTCCCCTAACGCGATGGCTCCGCTCAAGAGTGCGCTCAGGAGGCTTGGTCGCAGCCGGGTCATACGCCTAGCGCTTGGTAGGAGCAAGCGATAGATCTCCGTGTTCTGAGATCTATTTATCAAGGTCCTTGCTCCCTGGATCATGGTCAGCGTCCCCTCTCGGTGGGACAACTTAAGCTCGTTAACCCAGTTACCTGAGACGACTCCTGACACCGCCCGTGCCAGATAGCCCACAGCGTATCCGCGGCCCATGGCTACACGCAGAAACTCGGCGCTCCTGTGGCCTACGCTTTGCTTCGTCGGATTAAGTCTACAAGTGCTCTCGCCCATTGCCCTGAGTACATCAGCAGCTGCTGCGTAATCTGGCAGGCTCATATAGACGTCATCTCCCACGTGCATTGACCAGGCCTGGCCGTACCTCTCTTCCCCGCAAGCCACCCGGATGTACGCAGCGTTTAGGACTGAGTTGATGAAACTTGTCCCTCTGTGTCCAGACATCAGGGTGCCTTTCGCCGTCCCGTAATACTTGCCCTCATGGTAGATCTCCATGTGGTTGAAAGACTCCACGAGCTTTGCGCCGGCGGCTGCATCGAACCCGGTGTGCGCCACCAGCTCTTCGACCACCATCTGCTGGGCTGTAAGCGTATGCTGACTGTTGAAGTCATCATAGTCCAGCATCAGAGATATTGCTCCTTTTTCTTTCAATTTGTCCACACGTGAAACCATGCCGGCGTGTCCGCTCTGGCCCGGGTCCAAGATCACCCGTCGTCCGTTCCACACCTTCTCCACTGGACCTAGTAACCGCTCGAAGGCTATGTAGCTGACTGAATCGCATGCGAAGATCGATCGCACCTTCCCGTGCTCCAACTTAGGGGAGGCCGTAACGAAAGTGACGCCATCCCATTCCTCCGTTGGTTCTCTGTCCATTGCCTCGACGAACATCCTGCGGTACCAGTGTGTCACCCCCGGCAACTCCCTCACCGCATACTGTGGTCGCATGCGGCTCAGTAGCTGCCCGTGACTACCATTCACGCACCACTCCCAACGCCGTAACCACAGTTCCCAAGGGGTCTGGAAC